ACTTCCATCTGACTGATAATGACTCATGCCTTCAATGAAGTGCTGAGAAAGATGATGTATAGTCGAGTTATTCTCTAACTGACTCAAAGCTTTAATCTGACTTTCGTAATATTCACAGCCGGAAATTGTAACCCCCGTCACCAATGCACCTTTGACAAAAAGTGTAACGCCAATCCCTGAATTATACTTATTAGCCAAGTCAGCAATAGAGAGTAAATCAGCATCTTTCAATTTATAGCCCAAAACTTTATGTAGTTCATCCTGAGACATTGTCTAACCTCATATCATTGTGTAAAGACATACATTACACATAAGAATTATCTTAGTGAAGATGTATGTTCTCACAATGCGTAGCGCTTCACTGCGGGGCTGACAGTTATCCTTAACTCAGTATTTTATTCGCGTGTGGCCAGGTTGAGCAAAGTGGTTATGGCAACACCTATCGCTCCACCCTGAAACACAGCCAGGAATATCTCCATCCCTAACTCTGTTGTTATGACCAGGTAAACACAGATAGCCGTGGCAAGGATGAAAGCTATGAGGGCAATTATTTCCCCCCTTAGTCCACGACATAGCTGGTAACTCTTCGCTTATAACCCATGCCCCATGCAGCACGTCTGACGGCACCATAGAGCATTGAGTTGGCGTTCCGACTACCGTCGGTGCACGTGCGGTTAATTTCAAGCGTCAGCCCATCGTCAAAATGCCTGGCGATGGGTCGTCCAGCCATCGCAACGCCGACCAAAGTACCGTTTTTTTCCAGTCCGATGCTGAACTTATGTCCTCGTGGTGGTTTATTATGGCGATGGAGAGCCAGAACAAACTCGCAAGCTCGCCGAAAAGTAACTGGGATGATAATCATGACTCACCTTACGCATTGCTCTCTGATGTACTGTTGAAGCCCGGCAATCATATTTCCGCTGATTTCGATTCGCTCTCTGAGGGTGAAATAATCCCGTTCAGCGGCGTCAGTAAGTCCGGGGCTGGCAACATCATCCATGCTGGCGGTGTCGGTGGTGGATTGCTTCGGGCATCTTGCATTGAGCTGCAACCGCTTGCGGCCAGCAGCAACGTCAGACTGAAGCTGATCGATAGTGGCTTTAGCATCTGCCAGTTCTCCAGTGTATTTGGCATCCAGTGCAGTGACATCACGCTGGCGTACCTGCATATCAGTAATGGTCTGCTGCTGCTCTTTGGCTTTACCTTCAGCCGTGATTGCGCGTTCGTGATAACCACTGGCTAACTTAGCCATACCAACGCACAACAGAATCAGCCCAGCAACGAGTACATAACGCCAGTTACTTAACAGCCAGGTCATCAGCATTCTCCGCAAGACAAAGTGAACGCTCCATGTCCCGGCGGTTCAGCAACCCTTTCCACTTCATACCACCGGCATAAACCCAACGGCGCATTTCATCACAGGCACCAACGTGATCCCCTGCGTTAAGCTTTCTAAGCAAAGTGGACTTTGAGAAAGCATCCGTTCCAACGTTAAACGTGAAACTGTAAAGCGCAGCACGTTTGAACTCGCTGAGTGGGACTTTAACTTTTGCATCAACAGCCTTCTTAACTGGCTGGAGGTCTTTCCATAGCAACTGATCACATTCCCGGTCTGTGTAGGTCTTACCCTTCACAATATCTAATCCGGTGTGACCATCGCAGACAGTCCAAACGCCAACGACATCCTTATATGGGGTGTATACCCTTCCCTCTACACCGTCTCTGCCGCCAAGGAATACTGTTGCAATCATCATCGCTCCACCGCCTGCGGCAGCAATGAGCTTGTTACGCAGCGCAGTTGAGATAGCCATGATTACTCCTTATTGAAGTTAAGTGCTGCCGCATACCCTTTCGTTTCGAGCGCCCGCTTTAAAGCTTTGTGGTCTCGCCATTTGAAAAAGGCTGTCACCACTAAACCCAGAGCAGCGATAACCAGACCGCCTATGATGCCAATGGCGCTCCATTCGTCAGGGCTGTAACGAGTAAGGATGCTGTTGGCAACCGTCCCCGCTGATGCGCCATAAACGACGCCACTGGCTACTTTGCTCATATCGATACTCATGCTCACCTCCGGCTGCGCCGTGGTGCTGTGTGTGAGGAATAAATGGATAAAAAAAGCCCCGGCGGGTGCCGAGGCTGGAATCTTATGATGTAAGCGTTGTGTCGAAGTGACCACTCTTATCACGTTACATCGACTTTTGCGGACCGCGTTAAAGTTTTTTTAATACATGTCGATAAGTAGTTCAATTCTTAACCGATAATCCAAATGCAAGAGTTGACTACTGCAAAACGTGCTACATTTACCTATATTTACAAAATAAATTTTGTGTGTGACTTCTGACCAGTTACAACTAACTCCATGTTAGATATAGTTTTAGGTAAGACTGATTGCAGGAGAAACTCCTAAAATCATCAAAAAGTGATTTTTTTGGATTTCAGGTTCTATTGTGGAACCAAAGGTTCATCAATTACACTTCGTATCAAGTTGCCATAGGTGACTTTTAAAGGAGATACAAACATGAAAACCTTACGTTGCATGGCCTATCAGCAGGATGGTGTTTTCGTTGCCACTTGTTTGGATTTGTCGCTGGCAGCGCAAGCTAACACTATGCAGGAAGCTATGGATAAGCTAGAGCGCCAAGTGGATAGCTTCATCGAGGAAGTAGCATCTGAACGTGAGTTTGCTAAAGATTTGATTAACCGTAAAGCACCTTTATCTATGTGGGTTAAATATTGGCTGATTGGGCTTCGCGTGCTTTTCAAACCGAAGCGTCAGGAAACGATATTTTCAGAACCATGTAAAGTGGCTTGAGTTGATAAACATTGAATATTTTTCAACGCAAACTTACGCCACTTAAATATCAAGAAGTTATACGTGGGTTAACTGCGTTAGGTTTTACCATGAAACCGAAAACTGCTACTGCCCACGAGCAATGGATTAAATATGGCGAAAACACTAAATGGTTGGTCACTGTTGACAAACACATAGCACCTTTTGCCAGAGATTTAATCAAGCTAATGGCTCGTCAAGCAGGCGTTGATCCCAAAAGGTTTCATGCACTCTGTAAAGGTGATGCGTCGTTAAAACAGATGAGCGGTGCAGAAAGTCCTTAGTGAAAGCCCGGCATAGTCCGGGCTTTCTTGTAACTACTCCATCTCAAGCTTTACTTCTAGTATTGATAAACAACCTTCGATAAATCCCTCCGCCAGTTGTAACTTGATGCGAATATTTTTTTCGTCGCAGCGATACTTTTTAGCCATCTGACGTTTTGGGATATCTTTGATGTAATGGTCTTTAATCAGCCTGTACTCCTCAGGCCGCTTCTGCTTAAGCCTGCCTACGCATGAGTCCACTATCATTGCATCTGAGTCAGTACAGCTTGTGGCGCACGCGCGTTCTGGCAGTAGGCCTTTGAACCCCGCTGCAATAGGTGAATAGTCTGTCTCATATCGATGCCTAGACCATGCGCCCCACCGCTCCAGTATAAGTTGAATATCACGCATTTTTGTCTCCGCTATTTTTCTTGCCCGTGGCAATAACACCAAGTGCCAGAGCTCTGTCGAGCGTGCGAATGATCAGCTCCGGCTGTGTGCCGTACTTAGCCTCAAACGCACGCGCATCCGCATGAAGTTCATCGTGGTGCGCTCTGCATAGCGGCAACACGAATAAGTCATGCGCTTTAGTACCCATACCGCCCTGGCCGTATCCGATCAGGTGGTGCGGGTCGTCTGCCTGTTTCCCGCAGCACAGGCACGGCTGCTGCTTAACCCACTGTGTATACTTCTCATTGCTCCAGCGGCGTCGCTTTGGCCGCAGCAGGAATGTCTCGGGCGTTTCAGGGTCGATTGCCATCTCCAGCACCTGCTTTGCCTGCTCTTCCAGAATGCGAACTGCTGATGGCTCTGGCTTGATTCGTGACTCCTTGAGCGTACCGGCTAATGGCTTTTCTTCCGGTAGTTTCAGCACCTGCCGTGCTGCATTCTCGGGCATAAGATCGGTGACGCTCTTTGTTGCGGCCCACCAGCACAGCTCAGGTAACGTTAACTGATGTGCTTCCGGCAGCATGAACGCAGAACACGCCCTGTCGATTACCCACAGGGCGGTATTACGCGCCGCTAAATTCAGCATCGGTGGTGAGGGTTCAACTTCCCTCAGTTTGTTATCGCAGTGATAGCAAAGCCGTACTGCACCGTTCCCCGTACGCAGAGTTGTATGA